ACTACAGGGATTGGAAAGATCATGAGTGTGCAAGAGGCCTGCGATAAGGTGGAAATGCACCTCGAGAAGAAATACGCTGATTCCCGAGAGTTATCTAAGGTCAAGGCGCTGTGGGGCTCTATTCCTCCGGCTATGCAGAAGCAAATCATTCAAAAGTCAGAGCAGAAAAAAGAATCTATCGCCCAAAAGCCGCAGGGTCCTCGAACCTTAACTAACAATCTCGGATCCGCGATACAGGCGAAACCGGGGCGTCCTTCTGAAGATCAGAGGATTGCTCAGATCGTCCAAGCGTTCCGGGCTCAAAAAGGATTATAATTTATGGCAATTACACCCTTTGTCGGCTCTTACGCGGAAGGTAACGGCTCAATAGCCAACGGTCCGTTTAGCCCTGCGAGTAACGGCGTTCTCGGGATGCAGGAGATCTCCGGCATTCTGAAACAGATCTATGATGGCCAGAAGATGGCCAAGCTCTACTACACGAATAACCCGGCATACGCGATGATCCGGAAGAAAGAGGATTTCTTCGGTGAGACGTACCCGCTTCCTGTGATGGTGGAAACGCCCACTGGTGTGGCGAACGTTTTCGCGAATGCTCAGCTACCTAACCAGTTAATCAATGGTGGCTCTGGTACTGGCGGTAACATGGGTCCGGCTAACTTTAAAAAGTTCATGCTGACTCGTGCGAGCCTTTACGGTGTGCACGTGATTGACCGTCAGGCGATGCTGTCTGCAAGCCGCGATATCGGCTCGTTTGTTAATGGCCAAGTGGCACAGATGGACGGCATTATCCAAGCTTGTGCGAACTTGGCTTCGCAACAGCTCTATCGTTCGGGCTCTGGCTCTATTGGTCAGATTCTGACGATCGGTTCAGGCGCTGCAACTAACGGTACCATCAACCTGACGAACCCGTCTGATGCTCGCTACTTCACGGTTGGCCAGGTGGTTTACGCCACAAGCGTTGACCCGGTTCAGGGCTCTAACCCCACTCAGCGCGCAGGCGTTGGTTACGTGACTCAGATTAACCGTGCTTCTGGTGTGGTGACTGTGGGTAACGCAGCTGCAGCTAATCCGAACTTGTCTCAGTCTCCGACGGCCTGGGCGAATGGCGATTATCTCCAGATCTCTGGTACCTCGCCGCTCTTCGGCCCGACTGTGAATGGTGCCACTCAGCCCGTAGCCTTAACTGGTTTTACGGCTTGGATTGGTCAGTCACAGACTCTGGCTTCGAGTGACGTGTTCTTCGGTGTGAATCGTAGTCAAGATCCCTGGCGTTTGGCTGGTGGTTACTACGACGGTTCGACGAACGGTCAGAGTGTGGAAGAAGCTCTTTACGATGCTTCAACTCAACTCTTCATGGAGGGTGGATATCCTACCCATGGTTTCGTTGGTCCGAATGCTTATGCGGCTCTTCAAAAGAGCATGGCCGCCCGTAACATCCTGGAAACTGAGATTCAGGGTCCGCAAGATGAAAACGGTGAAGTGCATGTGTTCTTTAAAGGGATCACTATTCAAGGTGCAGGATCTAGTTTCACGATTATCGCGGATAGAAACTGTCCGCCCTATGCATGCTTCCTGATGACCTTGAGTGACTGGGCTCTTTATAGCTTGAAGCAATTCCCGCACGTTGTTGACGACGACGGTGTGAGCTTCTTGCGGCAAGTGTCTGCGGACGCCTTTGAGTTCCGTTTGGCCGGTTACGGTCAAGTGGGCTGTCAGGCGCCTGGGCACAGTATGTTCGTTAAGCTTAGCGTTTAAATGAGTTAGGCTCCGGAGTTCCTGGGTACTCTCCGGGGCCGCTCACCTTCTCGAGGGGGGCTATCGATGAAGGTTAAATCCGCCCTCCCAGCTTAGAACTGGGTTTAAAGGAGTAAGATGGCAAATACGTATGGAACCGCTGTAGTCTTCTCAAAAGAGCTTAACGTCTGGACGCTACATGCGAAGGTGACGTTTGGATCTGACATTGGTTCGAATTCTCAACAAATCATTCTTGATACCGCGAACTCGCTTGGTATCTGTGCTGCTAAGTACGACACCGTGGCGTTCACGGCTGGTACGACTAACTCAAGCACTTCGCTTGGAACGGTTTCGAGCTTTAACGGCTTGTTCAGAGGCATGACTCTCCAAGGGGCTGCGGGACAGCTTCAGTCGGCAACGACGATCTCGTCCTTCTCAGCAGCTGGTGATTCTTTGGTCTTAAGTGGCCAGGCGATCACGACAGCTGAGGGCTCGCTCTTTGCGACTGGTGGCCGGGTGAGATTCCAATTCGGTACGCAAGAGGCCTTGAAGCTTAACCCTTATGTGAAGCTCTTGGGCTTTAACGTGTCTTGGGATATGTCGACTGGCTCGGCTGCGGGGACTCTCACTCAGATGCAATCGGCTCCGAATGCTACAAGCGTATTCGTGGTGGATAACGATTTGAGCACGAGAACAATTCCGCAAGTGAGCACGAGTGGTTCAACGGATGCATCCATTGCACTTCAGTTTGGTTATGGTCAAGGTCCTGGAACGGGCTTTGTAGCAGCAAACCCAGTAGCTGGGTCAGTTGCTCGGATTACGTTCTACCTTGGCAACCATCTGCCGCGCATCGGTTATCCGTAAAGACCTAACTGAGAGGTGATTTATCATTCTCTTCGATAAGAAGCGGGCTCTAAGTGCAATCTTAGGGCCCGATGAGAAAGAGAGAACTGAAAAGGATGGAGAAGCTCTCTACTGCATGGAGGAGTTCCTTCAGTGCGTAGAGAGCAAAGACGCGAAGGGTTGTCTTTCGGCCCTAAGGTCTTGCCTTCTTGTCCTTGAATCTCAGGAGGAGTGATGGGCAATGCGAACCAGGCTTCTCTCGGGGCGCTCAGGCTTCAGGCTCAACAGCGAGCCGACATGGAGAGTAATCCATTTGTTTCCGATCCCGAGTGGAACCAGTATATTTCACAGTCCTATAAAGAACTGCTGGATATGCTGGTTGCTTGCTATGGCAACGAGTACTTACTAGCGACGCCCTATCAATTCACATTGAATGGAGCTCAGAGCTATCAGCTGCCCGATGGGACTGATGCCTATCGGAACACATCGGGGCAAGCTGCGCCTAAATTCTATAAACTCTTGGGCGTGGATCTTCAGTACTCCTCGAGTCCCAACGGCTGGGTAAGCCTTAAGCGCTTTGAATTCATTGAACGGAACAAATACGCATATCCGAACGTAGCCGTGAACTATGCCGGGTGGACTAACCTTAGATATCGCATTCAAGGCGACACTCTCTTCTTTGTGCCTGTTCCGAGCACAGGGCAGACGGCGCAGATCTGGTATATCCCGGCGCCCACGCCCCTTCAATACATGCTCCCCGTTGTGACCGCCGCAAGCGGCTCTATTGCCTCTTTATCGAGCACTGTGGGTTTAACTACTGGGATGAATGTCTACGGCGACGGGATCCCAACGGGAACGGTTCTTAATGCTGTCGCCTCTACATCTGTGACAATGTCAGCCGCCGCCACGGCCTCGAGCCCCTCGGCCATCTTGTCGTTCTGGAATGATTCAACACTCATGGATGGTATTGCTGGATGGGAAGAATACATAATCGTGGATGCGGCCATTAAGGCTTACATCAAGCAAGAGACTGATTACACGGCCCTTCAGGTGAGAAAGACTGAACTGAAAGAACGCATTGAAGCGATGGCGGAAGGCCGCGATGCTGGACAGGCTCAGCATTCAAGCGATGCACTCTCGACGAATACATGGTCAGAGGATGGCATGGGTGGCTCTTGGGGTCCAGGCAGCGGATTTGGAGGGTGGTAGATGGCCCTCCCTCTTTACAAGACCGTAAATGACCAAACATTCTTTCAGCTCCAAACTATATGGAAGGCTCGCCTTGATCCTATCATTGCTAATCCACTTTTAAACGGGCAGCTATTATCTGGTATACGGCTCAAACAAGGAACGAACGTCATTGACCATCATCTCGGGCGCCTTCAGCTCGGGTGGATGTTGGCGGACACCGATGTGCCTTATATGCCGTATAGGACGCAGCCATTTAATTCCTCTACTCTGACCCTGGTCTCCAGTGTTTCGGCCAAAGTAAGCCTCTGGGTATTTTGATGGAACGGCAACTTCTGCCAATCAATTTCATGCAGGGCATGGACACCATAACCGATGAGTTTCAGCTCGACGCTGGAAAGTTCGTCTCTCTGGAGAACTCTGTCTTCATCAAGGCTGGAGGCTTTAAGCGCCTGCAAAAAAGATTCGGCTATAGCCCTATCGGGTCCATAAATAATGCGGGCTCGTATTATCTGACGACGTTCAACGGAGGGCTGATTGCCGCTGGTTCAATTGTTAGATCTTATTCCAATGCTTCGTCCCAATGGTCTGAACAAGGGTCTTACCAGCCACTCAGCGTGTCCGTAAGCGCGGCTGTAAGGACTAATTACAACTATTCTCAGTGTGACTCAGCAACGCTTCCGAATGGACTTACTTGCTTAGTTTACATGGAGACCATCGCTTCGGCTGACGTAACGCAAATCGCATCCGTACCCGTTTCGTCACCGAAATATATGGTAATTGAAACCGTAACTGGAAACCGTGTGCTTGGGCCGTCAGGCTTGTTCCCTACTTTTGGAACCTGTCTTTACGCTCCAAAAGTTTTCAGTCTAGCCAACAATTTCGTAATAGTTTTTGATGGCTCTGTTGGCTCGGTCTCTAACGTGGGATCGAATTCACATTTACAATTTCAATACATCAGGACGACTGATAACTTCGTAAGTTCAGTCACCGAGATAACGAACACCTACAAAGCTGGATATCCTTCCCCCGTAGCCGGAGTGACGGCCAATAATACTCTATATCTGGCCTGGGGAGGGACCATTGGATCTCAGATCCAAATGGCCTCTATCTCGAGCGGCCTTGCTCTGTCATCGATCGTGACGGTCTCTTCTGCCTCAACGCAATCTATCGCCGTTGCAGCTGACGTTACGGGCAGCACAACTATCTGGTCTACGTTCTCATCTAATCAGGGCGCCAATGATAGGACTTATGCTTTAGCGGTAAGCTCAGCCTTAAGCGTTGTTGTTCCAACTACCAGATTCGGCGGCAATAGCAACGGCGTCGCCAGTTCTAACATGACAGTGGTCGCCGATGCGGGAAGAGCTACGATCTACTGGGAGGGCGCGCCCTCCTCGCTTTACTTCACCCGGCCAACGGGCGGGTCTGTAATCGTAGGTAACAATCCAGTCCTTCGAACCATAGAGAAGTTTGAGATCAATACGGCAGGCACAACGTCTTCCGCTCCCGTTCGCGTATCTGGTGATTGTGGCATCGGATCAAAAGCTTTCTTTATCGGGAGCACTCATTACCTGCTCGCATCTTACAACTCCACCTATCAGTCGACATATTTCCTAATCAATTCGAGCGGGGCAACGCTAGGCCTTCTTTCATACGGCGATGGCTTTGGTCAGTATTATTACGGATCTCCGTCGGCTACCGTCTTAGGCAGTACGTCTTATATTTCGTATCTCACCAAGACCAAGATCTCGACTGAAAATAAAGGTACTAACGTTTCCTCATCGACTCCCGTTGTTGGCATTTACTCTCAATACGGGATTAATCTTGCTTCCTTTGAGTTTACTAATGAGAAGATCGCGACCACGGAGACGGCTGGCAACTTGCAACTTAATGGTGGCCAACTTTGGACGTACGACGGCGTAAAGTCTGTCGAGCATGGCTTTTATCTTTATCCTGATGATGTAAGCTTATCTCTTGGTTCTGGTTCTTTGGTCGGGGGATCGTTAGCGGCTCAGTCTTATTTCTATCAGGCAATCTTTGAGTGGACCGACAATAGGGGGAACATTTTTAGATCTGGGCCGTCTATTCCGGTGAATTGCAATTTGGCATCTGGGTTCTCATCAATTGGCGTGTACGCGCCGACATATATTCAGACAAACAAAGATCCGACTTCAGTAAACGTGAAGTTTTACCGTTGGTCGCAGAATCAACCGACATATTACCTGGTCTCCTCTCAGTCTGCCTTTTTCCTTCAGGCGGGGTCTTATACTCGATTCGCTTACTTTAATGATGTCCTCTCTGATTCTCAGATTGCTGGCAACGAGATTTTATATACGACAGGCGGAATCATCGAAAACGGCCCCCCTCCTGTTACCAAGCATCATACAACCTTTGATTCAAGACTTTGGGTCATTAACGGTGAAGACCCAAACCAGCTCATTTACTCGCAGAGCATGATTGAGAATTCTCCTTTAGATCTAAATGAATTCTATAATATTTTTGTTCCTCCGTTCTCAGCTATCAGCGGAACAACTGGTCCTATGGAATGCATATTCCCTATGGACGACAAGCTAATCATTTTCAAGAAAAGCTCCATTTTCTACATAAACGGCACAGGCCCTAATCCAACGGGCTCGGGTGCTCAATATAGCGACCCTATTTTTGTGACGGCTGGGACCGGAACGAGGAATCAGGCATCTTTAATTCTATGTCCTCCAGGCCTGCTTTTTCAGACCGAGGACAATGGCATCTGGATGCTAGGCCGCGATCTATCAGTTAGCTTTGTTGGCAAGGATGTTTACTCTTACAAAGACTTTAGGGTCAGCTCTGCCGTCTTAGTGCCAGGTACCAGTGAAGTCAGATTCACTCTGACGTCTGGCACAGTTTTGGTTTACAATTATTTAGTAAATCAATGGTCCGTCTTTGGCGGCTTAGCTCCGTTATCGTCGACGATCTATAACGGAGCTCACACTTTGCTGTCTCTGAGCGGCTCCGTTTCTATGCAAATGCAAAATTCATATGCCGACAATGGCGTGCCCACGACCATGTCATTTAAGACCGGGTGGATTAATTTCTCTGAGATTCAAACATATAAAAGGGCCTATAGTCTTTATTTACTTGGTAAGTTCGTCTCGCCCCACACATTCTCTATCGGCATATCTTACGATTACAATCCCGACATCGTTCAGATGGTTACTGTTAACCCGACGAACACTGTCGGGTCTGGATCTTCCGTAGAGGAATGGGAGATTAATCTAAAGCGTCAACAGTGTCAGTCCATCCAGCTCACCCTCACAGAGACGTCGAGTCAATCTGCTGGGGCTGGATTTTATCTTAGTGGCCTTAATATTTTAGTAGGAATGAAGAGAGATTATCCCCTCAACCTTGGCAAGAGGAACAGAATCGGATGAGCAAGTGGGCTGAGTACGTGAAGGAGTTAAGGAATGTCGACACGATCGAAGACGGAGATTCTTTTGCTACTTACATTATATCTGGGAGCGATTGTTATATTGAGGATGTGTTTGTCGTGAAGGATCGACGAATGGAGTATGTGGGCTCAAAATTAGTAAACCGAGTCAAGGCCATGGCTAAAGAATATGGATGCAAAACAATGTCAGCGACTGTGAACTGCGTGACGAGTGATCCTACTCTTTCGATGAAGGCTTGTCTTGGCTATGGATTTAGAGTCTTGGGGGCCAGAGAGAATTTAATCATTTTAAGTATGGAGATTTAAAATGGGTGGCGTAGTTAATACGGTAAGGCGGGCGGCACAAAATCCAGTCGGAGCAATAGGCGGCTTAGTTGGAACAGGCATGGGAGGCCTAGGTCTTGGCGGCTCCCTTGGCGCGGGCCTTGGTTCTGTGGTTGGTGGTGCGGCTGGATCGTTGGGTGGCGCGGCTGTCGGAAACGCATTGGGAATTAAGGCACCTGGCCAGCAGCAAGCAGCTCCGGGGTCGCCTTCTGCTTACGGAGAATTTATCCAGAACATGGCGATGGGGAGAGGGCCCTCTGTTGCGCAGACACAAATGCAACAAGGGCTTGGGCAAGCCCTGGCTCAGGCTCAAGCCCAAGCGGCGAGCGCCAGGGGGGTTTCCCCAGCATTAGCCGCAAGGATGGCCCAGCAGAGCCAAGCACAGATGTCTCAACAGGCTAATATCGGTGCTGCGATGATGAGATCACAAGAGCAAATGAATGCGGCGGGCATGTGGGGGAATTACCTAACCGGTCAACAAAACATGGCTCTTAGTCGAGATCAGATGCAGGCGCAAAAAGACATTGCTCATAGCCAGCAAAACACTCAGCTCCTGGGCGGACTCCTTGGGGCTGGCGGAGCTGCGCTGGGCATGATGAAGTATGACGGAGGACTCATTCCTGGTCGCCCGGCTGTTAATGGCAACAGTCCTAAGAACGATACGGTTCCAGCTATGCTATCGCCAGGCGAAATTGTCCTGCCGCTCAGTGTGGTGAATCATCCAGATGCAGGTGAGAAGGCGAGAGAATTCGTCGATAGTTTGAAGTCAAGAAAGCGAATGTATCGTGGAGGGAGGTGCGGATGAGCGATCGTTATCAGCTCGTGAATGAGCATGACACACATTTTGATGTGCACGATACGGCGGACGGCAATACATTCCCCGTGGCTAAGCGTGGGCTCCATCCCGCGACTCAAATAAAAGTGATGAAGCTTCAGAAATTCGCAGGTGGCGGGATGGTCGAGCAAGATCCCGACTCTTTGAACTCTCAAATGAATCCGCTATCATTCAGCGCGCCTTCTGTTGACGTTGGCGGTGTTCAAGGCCTCTTGCCGACGACTGGCGATGTGATTCAGCCCGAGCTTGGTTTCAGGGATAAGCTTAAGTCCGACATGGCCCAGCATATGGCGCAGACTCCGACGGGCCAGGCGGTTGAAGCTGCTCCGCCCTCTCCGGCACCAGCATCTGGAGAAATGGGCATTGATCCGGCCAAACTATCTCCGGCTGCAGGTATGCCGGGCATGCAAGCTCTCCAAGGAATTCAAGGACAGTACATGCAGGGCTTACAGATGGAGGCAAATGCCACAAAGCAAAAGGCGGCTGAAGACGTTAAGGCCTATGATGCCTATAATGAGGCCCTTCAGAAGTCGCAAGCCTCGTTTGAGCAAAGATCAGCCGCGATTCAAAATAACATCGACACCGTGACGAAAGACATCGCGTCTGGGCAGCTGGATTATAATCGTTATTGGTCGAACAAGAGCACGGCAGGCAAGGTGTCTTCGATTCTCGGAATCCTGATCTCTGGTATCGGCGCAGGCCTTCAAGGTTCCACGCGGAACATGGCTGTAGATATGCTAGAGAAGAACATCGACAGAGATATCATGCC